CACTCTCTGAGTATCTAACTCTCAAAGTGTGGATTTGTCCTACTGGACCAGTCATAGGTTGAACACCTACTAATTCGTTAGCGATAACCGAAGGCATAACCCTGCGGATTAACGGTAACATTACTTTGTTTAATGTTGCTACTGAGCCTGCACCTGTGGCACCTGCTGTTGCGGCCTCTGACAAATGTCTTTTTGTATTTTCGAGGACCACATCCAAAGAAGATTTTCTGTTTCCAGAAAGACCTTCTAACAAGGCGTCTTTAGTTGCGGACCAGTTGCTTTCAAATAATTCTGCCATTTCTTTGCTCCTTTATTTTGAAAGTCCGGCTAATTTACGGATCATATCTAATTCAACGATATCGTCCGCTTTGTCATCGGCTTCTGCTTTTGCAGTTGCCTTCTTATCACCAGTGTGCTCTTTCTTCACAACTGATTCTGACAATGTCTTCTTTACTCTTGATGTTTCGCCATCTAAAACAGATGGAAGATACTTATTAAATTGCTTCTCTAAGTTCTCTGTCTTAACACTTTCAAGTAAGTCGGACATAATTTCTTTCTTCTCTTTGCCTAGTGGGGCCATTAATTCATTGAGTTTTTCTTTTCTTTCGAATCGATCTTCTGCAATTCTTAACTTAGATTCTACAAGTTTCCCTGCTTCTTCTTTTTTAGCAATAGTTTCCTGTGCTTCGTTAAGTTTGGCTTCCATTTCGGCTAGTGTTTTCTGTATTGTTTTGATTTCTTTGCTTTCGTTTAAGTAACTAGTACCATATTCGCTTGCAAAGGCTTCAAAAATTCTACGACCAAAGTCGTTCTCACGAGCCTTTGTGATATCATTACGGAAAGATTTAACTTCTTCACTAATAACCTTGTTAATAACGCCTTCGACCTTATTAGCGGCTTTAGAGATGAAATCTTTTTTGGCTTCAGCAAGTTGCTTTTTGCCTTCTTTAACCATTTTGACTTTTTGCTCTACTAATGATTTTTTGTCTTCATGGAATTCTGCTAGTTCGCCAGCAAGTGATTCTGTTACAAAATCATCTAATTTTGCAACATGCTCACTAACTCTTGATCTATCAGCACGAAGCTCTTTAACTTCTTTTGCAACCATTTCAGTTACAAATTTATCAAGTAGTTTTGCATGTTCACTAATGGACTTGTGATATTTGACTCTATCGATTGCTAGGTTGTCTTTCTCTTCTGCAATAGTTGCGATTTCTGCTTTAAGTTGCTCGGTGAACCATGTATCCACGGCTTCAACGATTGTAGATTTGTCATGCTCATATCTTTGAGCAAACTCTTCCCTTAATTCAGCAGTCAACTCATCTCTTGCTTCTGAGATTTTTTGTTCCCATGCTTCTTGTAGGCTAGTCTTAACTTCTTCAGTTAAATCTGCACCTTCAAGTAAGTCATTAAATGTCACTGCCATAGTAGTCTCCTACTCTCTATAGTTTGAGTTCATTGATGAGACGAGTGATTTCCCTCATCAAATGTTTTTCTGCACTTTTTTCGTGTGTCACTGCTTCAGCAATGCTATGTAACATAGCACCGCCTCGCATGTTAAATAAACTTTCATAGATTGTCTTTGGGTATGCATCAGGTGCACTGGGCTGGGCCACAATGTCCACTGTAACGATATCAAAATCAGAAACTTTACCTGATTCGTTAACATTACCGCTTCCTCTACTTGAAACGCCCAGTTTCGCGCCTGCTTTTAATAATGCTCTCGCAATATTACCCATCGGCGTATCTATAATTTTAAGTTTTCCTAATCCGTTTGAATCTTCACAGTACATATCAGTAATAATGTGAGATACACGGTCTAAATTAATCTGTAATTCTTCTGGATGATCTAATTCACCCATTACAGTTTCACCTTTTGATAGCCTTTGCTTTACACTTTCTACTGCTTTAGCAATTTCATCTTTTGGATAAACTCTACCGTTTTGGTTTTTGACTTCACCCTGGATGAAAAGACCTGCCATAAAAAGATCTTTTCCGTCTTGCGACTCCATGATTTCTACCCTGGATTGCTCCGGGCTCATGTATTCGTAAAGTTTTCTAGCCATCATAGTTTGTTACTCCTACAAGTAAAAAGGACAATTAAGCCTTTTTAGGTTCAACATCAATGTTGTCTGTAGGTGTGTGATCTTTTGCTTTGTTAGCACCAGCATCGCCATCACTGCCATCTTTTGCTTTTACAGGCTGACCTGCACCTTTAACTGTTGTTGGTGCTGGCTTTTTAGTGAATGGTGAACTGCCGTTAGAAGCATCTGCTTCACCTGCTTTAGGATCTGCAACTTTATCTTGAAGTTTAGTTGCTTCTTCAACAACTTCTTCGTCAACTTCGTCTGCTTCTTCGTCTAAATCATATTCAACAGATTCAAGATCAAGTTCGTCTTCCATGTCGCCCATTTCTTCATCACCGGCATCCATTTCAGCGTCTTCAGCATCATCGCCATCTTCATCTGCTAAAAGTTTTTCAAATTCTGCTTTGAGATCGTCAAGTTCTGATTCAAGCTCGTCGACTTTATCTTCGATATCGCCGTCTAATTCGCCTTCTTCTTCACCCATTTCGTCATCTTCGATCTCTTCTTCGTCAGCAAGAATGTCGTCTTCAAAGTCATTGCTTTGATCAATTACTTCGTCAACAGCATCTTGTTCAAATGCTTCTTCTGACTCCTCAACAGCATCTTCTTCATCTGATTCCTCAGATTCTTCAACTGCTTCGTCTTCTTGTTCTGTGGATTCTTCAACTTCCTCTTCATCAGATGAATCTTCGTCTAAAATGCTTTCGTATTCTGCTCTTGCTTTAGCAACAACATATTCGTGTAGCATTTCTTCTGCTTTTTCATTCTCTTCAGCAAGGAGAAGTTCAAGAATTTCTTCTAATCTACTTCTTGATTCTGACATTGTGGCCTCCTTAAATAAGAATCTAATTACGCACAGATACGGTCTCGTATATGTACGGCTATTGTTACTTAGTGTAAACTGATGTTTTTTTGTTTAAAATGGTGTGATTTTGACGCAAAATGACCACTTAGACGGCCATTTCGGAGTGTGTATGTATAATCTTTTACAATGTCGGTGCTTCTGCGCCTGCTGTGTTATACATTACTTTGACAAATTTTTTGTGTTCTATGTCTTCTGCTTTTTTAACTTCTCTGTACTTACGAAGTTTATTTATCTGTTCTAAGGTAAGTTTTGCTTTTCGTGTGTCGCCCGTTTGTCGTTCAACAAACTCATCAAATTCCGGATTGTAAAATTCGTTTAATCTCATTATACTTGCCCTTCTGGTGGCGGTGTTACTCCGCCCACATCAGTATTTATCTGATCAGTACCTTCTGCGTTAGGATCTAATCCGCTTAGATCTGCGTCTGCTTCAGGATCTACTTGCTCGTTAGGCATTGCTCTCACACCGATGTTTTTAAGATTTAAGTTTTCGCTGTCGTCAATAAACTTCTGATAGTTGTTTTCTTCACGCCAGAATTTTTCGTTTGCTTTGATTTCGTCTTCGCTTAATCCTAAGTATTTTTGCAGTTTAAACTGATTACTTAAATATGGAATCTGTGCTAACTGTGCAAACAACTGTGCTCGTTCGTTGTCTAAACTTAAATCTCTGTAACTGCTAAAGTTCATAGGTGGTGTAAAATGCAGTTTAAATGTACTGCTGTCAATGTCAACACCTTTCTTTTTGAGATACATTTTAAATTCGTGATCTAAATCTTCTTGTACTTGTTTTTGCAGTCTTTCTACATATCTTGCAAATCTATATTCTTGAATGTATGCAATACCTACTTTACCGTCGTTGTATTGTGCAGAACCATCATCTGGACCTGTTGGCAAATAACTTGCTGGAATACGCAAACCTCTTAACAGTTTGTTATTAAAGTATCTCAAGTCATCTATTTGACCTAAGTTCTCACCGCCTGGTAATGTATCAACTTTTGAACCTCTACCATCTGCTGTTTGTGCAAAGAAGTAGTCTTCAAGCATACTCATTGGATTATAAGCGGCGTCTACAACACTTGAACCGTCTGCTTTTTTGTTAGGTACTCTTTTTTGTTGTACTTCGTACTTAACTTGTTCTAAGTATTGTCTTGCTTTGTGAGGAGGCATATTACCTACATCAATAAAGAACACTCTTCTTTCTGGTGCTCTGTGTACTCTATATATAATAATAGAGTCTTCTAATAATTCTTTTTGCTTGAATACTTTAAAGATTGGTTCAAGTATGCTAACCCCGAAAGGCCATGCATGGTCCATGCCTTCTGTTAAACTAACATGCACAACATGTTTAGCATCTACAGGTGTGCCTTGATCAGCACCGTCTATAGCACCAGTTAAGTAATTACCTGTTTGTGTTGCGACAGGACTCATTATGCCTGTTAAGCCTTGTCCTGCACCGTATGGTCTTGCATGTAATGGTGCAACATCTGTTGCTACTAATTCAGCAAAATTAGGTTCTAAGTTTTTAATAAAGTAAGTTTCAATTTTCTTACCTTCACTTTCGTTAACAATAACCTTTTCTATGTTTGCTGGATCGACCCAATATAATTCGTATGTTTCTGGATCTCTAATAAAGAATTGATCGCCATACTTACAAACACTGCGGAACATTTTAAATGCTCTTTTGTGCATCTTATTAAGTCTACACCAGTTTTTAAGTGTTTGTACAAGTATTCTACTTTCTGTATCACTAGGCTGTGAATCATATTCTACTGTAAAAGGTAAGCCTGTATATTCATCTTCTTGCGTACCGAATTCAGCGATAGTATCTAGAGCGGCATTAATTTCTAAATCATTATCCATTTGATCGTATTGAATATAACGCATAAGTCTGTTAGGACTTCCTGCATATACTTCTGGTAACCAACTAGCATATCTGCTAGATGCCGCACCGGGTCCTCCTTCTACATTCTGTGGTTGAATGTTTAAAGGTAAACCCGAATTATCAAATGGTGTAAAATGTTTTCGCCAACTCATAATTTTCCTAGTGTCTACATATATTACACTATTTATCGTATTATGTCAACCAAATAAGTAAGAATTGAATTATACCTGGCTTGCAATATCTTGCGTACCTTGTACTTGTCGTTTGAGCAGTTTATTTTGTGCTTTAGTTTCATTTAGCAGAGCGGTTAATAGTTCCACGCTAGATTGTGAACCTTTATCTGGTGAAACTGCTTGTGTCGTACCGGTTGCCGGATCTGCAACACTACCGCCTGTATCTGTAGCGGCTACTAATTGCGGTTGTACCGGTGCTGTTGGTGCTGTGGGCAGTGTTACTCTACTAGGATCTTTAACATAGGCTTCACCTACAATGTTAGTTTGATAATCTTTTCCGTTATATTCAAATACTCCGCCTGCACCACCTTGTATTGATCTTGCTTCTTTAAATGTTTCGCCAAAAGTTTTTTCTGGGGCATCTTGTTTTTGTGCAGTAGCCATTGTTTGTCCGCTACCTGATAATACTTTTAATTGTTCAGGTGTTAACATGTCTAATGCACTGCTTAAATTGTCAACAGCGGTTACCATTAACCAAATACCGTCACTAGCAATAGTCCACTGATCTTTAATTTTTTGTCCGTCTATATTGCCCGCCGCTTCATTAAACTTACCTACAGCATCTGGCATCTGTTTTAGACTGTCAACCATTTTGTTAATGTCTGGTGCTACTTTTCCTATTTCAGCAAGTTTTTCAAACGGTGACTTACCACCAAACAAAGAGCCTAAACCATCTAATACATTACTAATTAAGTTTCCTGCACTTAGTCCTGCAAGACCGGCCGCTAAACTTAACAATGCCGGACCTACTAATGCTATTTCTTTTAATGGTAATCCGCTCAATGTTTTTAAACCGTTTGACATATCTTCTAAGAATGCAAAAGTATCTTTTGTTGGATTCAGTGCCATTATAGGTAGTAGCCCTAATGCTAACACTGCAAATCCTGCACCTAATACAGCAAACGAACCTGCTAATCCTAGAAGGGATGTATAATCTATAAATGTTAATTCAAATAATGCATCAGTAAATGCAGGTAATGATGCCGCTACAATATCTAACCCTGCGGCCAATGGTGTCATTGCTAACCCAAGTAATGCTACTGCTCCTGCAAACACTATTAATAGAGGACTTGTTAATGCCACAATACCTACTGCGGCACCAAATGCTAACATTGCTGTGCCTAGTTCTAACCATGCTCCTGTGTCGACCATATTTATAAAACTTAGCCCCGTCATTAAATATGGCATGGCTTCGCCTGCCATTTTCATTGCAAATGCAAACGGAATTAATGCTAATCCTAATAATGTTATTGCGGCCGCTCCTGCCGCAATAAATGGTAATGCAAATCCTAATCCTATTGCGGCTACTGACAATACACCTAAACTTGCGGCAAATGCTGTAAAGTTATCCCAGCCAAAATCTTTCATTAAGTTCAATGAGAATGCAAATGGTATTAATGCTACACCTAATAATCCTATTGCTATGGAGCCTTGAATTAAGCCTGACAACGCCTTGCCTAATACCAATCCTACTGCGCCTAATGCTAACAATCCTGTTGCACCTACAGCAATGGCTTCCCATTTTACATCACCGAATAGTCTAAAACCAACTGCGGCTGGTATTAGTGCAACACCAAGTATTGCTATGG